GCTGGTGTGTACGTTTGCCAGTACCATGCCCAAGATAATAGTAGTTGTACTACCGGGTGTGGTGTACAGGTCTTCTGGCGTACCGCTGGATGCTGGCATAACGTCATGCGATACAACTTTGAATGTGTTAGCCATTTATTTCTCCTTTAGCCCAATGCAATGGCTAGGGCTGTCGCTTCGTTGGCGATTACTGTGTTGAGAGCGGTGCCGTTGACTGTGATGGCATCCGCCTCTAATGTCCCGTCGATATCAGCATCGCCAGAAACGTCGAGTGATCCGGCATCAAGTTCACCAGTCAGGGTAATATTACGGAAGCTAGATACATCTTTGTTTGCGTCAACAGTCACAACCTTGCTGGCTACGACTGTACCTACAGCCGCGCCCGTGTCGCTGTAGTTGAGTTCTGCTGTGGTGGCGGTTACCCCGTCAAGAATGTTGAGTTCCGATGCTGTCGAGGTCACACCATCTAAGATGTTTAATTCTGCAGCAGTCGAGGTGACCCCGTCAAGAATATTGAGTTCGGCAGCGGTGGACGTAACATTTGTACCACCAATGTCTAGCGTTGTCATCGACACTTCACCAGCTACGGTCAATACACCGTCTGCTACTGTCATCAGGTCCGTGTCGTCTGTGTGACCTATGGTGGTGCCGTTGATAACAACATCGTCTATGTCGAGTGATCCACCAGTAATCAAGCCTGTAGTTGTGATTGTGGAGGAGCCAGTATCGATATTACCGAATCCGCTCGTGATAGAGCCAGAGTCGAGTGCGCCAACGGTGGTGATATTTGATGTGGTGTCGAGAGCAGACTCAAAAAATGTTTCAAAGTCAGACAGGGCAACCTGCTTCATAGTGCCGTTGTCGTTGACGATAACACGGTCTGCAGCGGCAAGTGTAGTTGAGGTAGCGGACGTATCACCGTCGATAATATTAATTTCGGCTGCTGTGGCAGTCACACCGTCGAGGATGTTGAGTTCAGCGGCAGTGGACGTTACACCATCCAAAATATTCAATTCAGCAGCAGTGGAGGTTACGCCGTCAAGGATGTTAAGTTCTGCTGCTGTAGAGGTGACGTTTGTGCCTCCGATGTCGAGTGTGGTTACAGATATTTCACCAGCAACCGTGACGATGCCATCTGCAACCGTAATGAGATCAGTGTCATCTGTGTGACCGATGGTAGTGCCGTTTATAACAACATCATCTATGTCAAGGGAGCCACCCGTAATCAAACCAGTGGTTGTGATGGTAGAAGAGCCAGTGTCTATGTTGCCAAAACCACTAGTAATAGACCCAGAGTTTAGGGCACCTACTGTAGTCACATTGGATAAAGTGTCGAGTGCGCTTTCAAAATACGTTTCAAAGTCCGTGAGTGCAACCTGCACCATCGTGCCGTTGTCATTTACAACAACGCGGTCAGCATCAGCGAGTGTAGTTGATGTGGCAGATGTACCACCATCCATGATGTTCAGTTCGGCAGCGGTAGATGTCACACCGTCTAAGATATTTAATTCTGCTGCTGTAGATGTAACGCCATCCATTATGTTCAATTCAGCAGCGGTAGCCGTAATGGCGGTGCCGTTGAAATTGATGGCATCTACGTGAGCCGTGCCGTCAATATACAAGTCCTTAAATTCTAGAGAACTTGTGCCTAAATCAATGTCGTTGTCTGTGACAGGTACGATTGCTCCGTCTTGAAAACGTATCTGTTCGACGGTAGAACCTGCGCCACCCGCATCTACAAACACACCCACACGATTATTTGTATTATCAATAACAACTTTGTTGAGGGGCGTAGTAACTCCGGGGTCACCTATGAGGCCAATAACCGGACCTTCGGCTGCTGTGCCGTCATGCTTGTGACCGCTAGTGTTGACGAACGCAGCAAGAACTTGATTGAACTCGTCGTTTGAATCCGCTGCGTTAATGACATCGCCATCAACATACGTGGATTGTCGTGTGTACCCTGCCATGTATTATCTCCTGCCACCCGGTGTAAACTCTAGTTGGTAGCCTTTTATTGAAATAGGTGAAGCCCCTTCTGCATCGTCCAATCGAACTGCAACTGTAAATCCCCCACCTTCTATACTCTGTCGAACTAGGGGAGTTCCTGACGAGCCATACACTGCTGTTCCGTACGTCGATGAAGTCAGGCCATATATTGCTATCGCTGCTCCAGAAGTTAAAGTGTACTCTGCGGGTTGTGGTACATCTGAAGAGTTGAAATCGTAGCGAATACGAAACTTAGAGTTCACTGCCCCCTCGTTATCGTAGTTCCAAATAATGCGCTGCATCAACTTTCGAATACCGGGGTCACCCATTATGTAGTCTGGAGAACGATAAACTGCACTAATATTAGTACCATCGAACGTGTTGCCTGTCTCTTGCTTGTGAATATAGCCGTCATACCCACCGTGCAAAATTGTTTCAACACCGCTGATAAATCCCGATACTGCACACGAGGGTCTAATTCCAGATATATCAGCGTACTCCCAACCTATGCCTCCTTCTGTACCGGATTTAATTACTCCTATGATGCCGGGACTCTTTGCTTGTAAAGTAGTTGAGGCGTCGTCGTCAGGAAAAAACAAACGATACTGTGTTTTACCCCGTATAACTAAGGATGAAATTCTATCCGTGGATACGTTATCTAGGCGCGGCTGTATCTGTTTTGAAACAGTGCCCAACTCAACGTCGCCAATTCTTTCCGTACCTGCAACTGTGCGAAGTCCGTCCGGAGCAAGATACACGATATCACCCGATATCTCTTGGATGCTAAACCCATCTACACACCCAATCTTACGTGTGACTGGTACAACTGCAAAATCAGAAAGACTAGAACCTGTAATTTTAAAAATAGAGTCTTCACAAAATACAAACAAGTTTTCACGAAAGACTTTGATACCCTTGATAACTCCGTCTACCTTAATAGACCCTGCACCACTACCGGAAGTAAAATTATCCTCATCAAAGGGTACGCTAAAAATAAGTTCTTGTGGACTTGCAGACATACCCGCGTAAAACATGTGACTGCGAAATACTTCTACAAATGCAGGGTCTGCGGGTCTACCACTACCACTTACATCAGTAACACTACTGTTGTTAAAAACAGACGCGAGATTCGCGCCATCAACATACGCTACTTTGTCTGTGCCGTCGAAATTAAAGTTAACAAAGTTGTACCGTCCTGCACTCGTGCGGCCCGTGTCTATTTCTGTCCACGAACCTGACGCACCGCCCTTAAATACTTTTGTTCCTCGTGCAGCAATCACTTGGTTTTTGTAAATGTGTACACCAAGAACCTTTTCAGTAGATGCGCTAGTCTGAGGTACGATGTTCGAATTAAATTTAGCAAACCCGTTAATGCGCCTATAACCGCCATTAATGTCGGGTTCAAAGTTTTGCAACTGCGTAGCTACACCGGGAGGTAGAGTAAAAGCATCCTTATCTAATACCAATCCACCCCCTAGCTTCACAACAAATGGACTGAGTAGTGAAGTATCTGGCATTAGACAGCCCTCATATAATCCTTGCGGTTAATTAACTCAATACGCATACGAGACAAGCCCTCCGTGTAATCACGAAGAGCAAGCTGTGAAAATTGTACATCTGAACGAAGCATGTGTGTGTAGTAACGAGCGCGATTTACGATTACGTCGTGAAAGCGTTCTGGGATGGTGGGGGTGTCTGTGTTTGTAGACATGTCACTCACTGTCTTGTAATAATAATACCTGATAGTGTATGTGGACACATCAGGCACGGGAGACAAACCAAGTTTTTGGTCTGGCGTTTTGTATATAAACTCCGGGAGTGAGCGGGTTCCTGTGTCGGGGTTCGTATCTATTTCGTTACGCCTGTCTAAATACTCAGTAAATGAAAGGTACCTTAATTTTTTTTCTGCTGTTGATGTCGACTCTTGTACAGTAAAACTATCATAATCCACTGTCTTTGCATCTGACTCTCGTGCGTACTCTGCTGTTCCTGCAGTAGTCGTAAATGATTGACTCACTACAGTAAACGGCCACTCGACTTCAGAGTTAATGATGTCTCGTTGTGCTTTGTTAATAAAATCTTTAACTGACGTTTGAATGCCGCGTGTTGTAGAGACTGTAGTAATTTCTACCTCGTTTATCTCTCTTAGAACAGAATTTATAAGCTGTAGAAATGTCATACTAGTATCCGTTAAGTCTCGCTATTAAGAGTTTCAAGCGCATCCAATTTGTCTTCAGCATCTGCCCAACTCGCGACTGCCTTGTCCATTTCCTCAAGCAACTGCGGGTGTTCACCGATAGCCACCGGATTGTTTGTGTAATTTGCGTATATAAATATGGCATCCTTTTTTTGGGCCTCGTATTTATGCTTTAGAGCTTCGTAAGCAAGTCGTTTCATGTCAGTCTCCCTGTACAACAGTATACACCTATTTATCTAAATTAGCAAGAATTATTTTCTTGACTTTTCGATTGCTTTGAAGGTGTCTCGTAATGAGGGAGGTTTTTCGTTTTTGGGGTCGTACTTACACTCTATTTCTTTTGGAAAGTATTCATGGAGATTTATCCAAACACTATCCACCGTATTGTTAGCACCATGATATATACACAGCCTTTCTCCATCTATGGTTTGACATCCCTGTAATCTACATACTACGTATTCGGGAGTTGCGTTAGCAGCCATCCCTTTAAGAAACAGTACAAATCCTAAGAGCATACCGGCACCCAGTAATGACATCATTATCCATGCCACAACCTCTACAAATTTACGGCGTCGTTGTCTTTGTTTGTAGAGTGTCTCTTGTCTTTGTTTGCGTATGGTTCCTTCCATTTTAACGAGTTCGTCCCACTTAGACTTACCCATCGTCATGCCAATCCAGTTTTGTAACTCTCTACGCTGGCTTTCTGCTTTTTGCTTGGCAGCAAACGTCTCCATTGCTTCCTGTTCTATGGACTTGCCTGCAAACAACTTCTTAAATATGGGCGGATTCTTTGCCTCTTTCTCCAGCATGTCCAAATCAGACATGGCACCCATCCAGCGGGACAGGTCAGAGGCCATAGCTTCAATGTCCCGGCCTACCTGAAAACCTTTTTTAATTGCTCCGAACGCGGCGGATGCGGTAGCCATTGCACTGATTGGGTCCATTTATGCTGCTTTCTGTAGCGGGTTATTCGCATGTACTCCCATCCACTTGCTCCATTCAGCGTAGTAGTGTCTCATTCCTACTTCGTCGTGGATAGTTCCGTTCTCGTGTCTGCCGTGCAGTATGTTGCGGGGTTCAGTTCCGGGACGCATTGTTGTGCCTTGCCCAGCTACCCCAATCAAGTCTTCGTGCAGGTTACGACCAAACGGTCCCCATATTGAGTTGTGGTGTTCGATGCGTGTGTTTCGTTCAGTTGGTGTGTCACTCTTCAATCCGTAACCACGAAACTCAATCAACACCCTGTCAGGGCCAAGTGGAGTTACGCTGTCACTACGGTATGCACTGCCTCGCAAATTAAAGTTGTAGCCGGGAAACAAGTCTACCATGTACCACTGATTTGGTGGCAAGTTGGGAAAAGACAATTCACCCCTGTCGTCAAACCCATCATATTCTTCGTAGTTGACTGTAAAGCTACTTACGTTTACGTGACCGTTATCAAACGGTATGTTTTTGCGGGCAAAGTATTCATCATTAAAACCCGACACACGATTAAAGTAGTGCATGAAATCGTGGTAGAACTCGCTGTTAGTGTCGTGCCACAACTTGTAGTTAGTGCCTATGATGGCTTTGTGGTAGTGAAATACTTCTAGTTCTTCTGTGTCAATAGCGTCAGCAATGCAATCAAACGCCCCACAAGTCCACTCTTCTACACTCATAGTAGGGTTTTTATCTAAAGTCACCCATACCATACCGCCGTGCTTTACTTCGCAGGGCAGTTCGCCCCAGCCTCGTGCGTGGTAGCACAAAGATATGTCGTTACCTGAAGGGGACGTAACGCCTTTGTTTAGAAATGCTTTGTAGCCATTGTCAAATTTGACAGTGATTATGTTCTGTCCAGCTATCTGTGCAGTCCTGTAACTTCCTATATGTTGCATTTCACTCTTGTGAAAGCAAGGAACCCAAACCTTTGAAAAGATATTCTCTAGTTCTTCTTCAAACAAACTCTGGTCAGAGTATATAAGAGAGTTTACATACTCTAGATTAGGTTCTCTAATCCAATTTTTGTGATTACGTGGGGGCATCAGTACACCTTTACATTTCCATCTGTTATAAACTTGGGTACACAGTATGCCGTTATTAAGTTGCCTTGTCTATGTAATGTTTGTGCGTACCACACACATTCGTTAAGGTCTTTGAAGTGCATGTCTTTGCTGACTAACTTTTTGTCATCTCCCACGCCTACAAAAACAAACAGGAGAAAGACGTGTATCATAACGTACTAGAACTCTCCTGACTTCATAGCATCAGACAATTTTCTAGCCCTCGATTTTACCTGCCGTGCCCAGCGCGAATCCATCATCTCAATGCTGGCGGCGTCGAAGTTGCCCTCGTGTATTGCAGCCCACATGTTCTTGAACTTGCAAAGGCGAGGCACACCCATGTTGAATGCCATGTCCATCAAAATAAGTTGTCGCACAGCGTCTAAGTCATTTACACAAGTGTGTACTTGGCACAACTCGTTCTCTACAATCTTAATGTCGTTCATTGCAAGGTAACGTGCGTCTGCTTCGCTAATCCCGTATTCGTACACAACATCCATGTTGGGAATATCCATGTAGGCTAACTCTTCGGTACTGATACCTCTGTCTTTAAGATTGCGACCTATACCAATAGTCTCTATGCCCAAACTGTCTTTGTACACGGTAAGCACCATGCCCTCGTGTTCAATTAATTTGTCCAAGAAGTGTGATGCGTTGTACTTCATTAGTTGCCTACCATCTTCTTGGCTTTTACGTGTGCTTTTGTAAACGACATACCCGCCAACATATCTTTTTTCATAGCAGCCATGTGCTTTTTGCTGTGATGTTTAGCGTGTTTCTTCATCGTCTCTTGCTGACGCTTAGTCAACTCTTTCTTTTTAGGTTTTGCAGGTGCCTTTGCCATCTCTATCTCCTAATGTTTTTCATGTCCCAGCCACACCGCAAATGCACCGGTCATGGCCCCCGTGACTACACTCACTAGTCCCGCTTGGGCGTTTGTCGGGTCGGGCAGAAGCATGAACCACTCCACTACCCGCCAAGCGGATATTGACATCATAATCATCATCAAGCGGGGTAGTATCTTCCACTTGAGAAACCTTTCCATTGTTACTTCTGCCACGATTTATCCTCGCTTGTTCTTCAGTTGTTCTATCGTGCATATCCCACATTATACCCACCATTACTTACACAAATCCTCGTACTTAGTAGTATGCAGCCTGTGCTGTGACATGTCGCCGACACAATCAGGACTCCAGATTTTTTTTATTAGGGACAATATGTACTTCATTTTTTGCCAAAGAACTTTGTCGCGCTTCTGACTCCAAAGCTTGCAGCAACAATAACGCCCAAGCTGTACTGGTACCATTCAGGCATTTGCTCCAGTTGTTGAAATCCATGTGATACGACATCTTCCATTCCGGGTATAAAGGCTAGTATTAGTGGTACAGAAAACAAGATTACTAGCCATTCATCTTTCCACGAGTTTTGGGCACCCTTGATTGCTTCTAAGTCCCAGTCAATCTCACCCGTCGCCTTTTTTTCCATAATAGTCGCTTCAGCTTTGGCCGTTGCGACTTTCGCCAAAGTCTTAGCTTTCTTTGTTTCAACCGTTCCTTCAAGCCACGTACCTGCTAACTGTGTGATTGGTCCGATAAGTAGGTTTAGCATTTCCACCTCTTTCGTGCTTGGCGCAGACGACTGTTAGGATTCTTTGCCGCTTTGGGAAACTTCTTCATCTGCCCTGCAGAACGGGCACAAAAAGACTTGC